CTTAACTTCATTTTCAGTAAAGCGACAAGTGTTTAAATCGTATGAAATTTGACAGGCTACTCCAGTTTCGCCTGAATATCTATTCTTAAGGACTCTAACAGTCGTAGCATCTCCAGTAGTTCCACCCTGCTGATTTCTTTCGAGCGCAATGACCGAATCTGATATCTGAGCGATTGAATGTGATCCTCTAAGGCTGGACAAACTAACTCTGCCTCCCTCTTCGTGCGAAGTCCTATCATTACTACTTCTCCGTAAATGTGATACTAAGAACAATGCTATACCAGTACGTTCAACTAACGATCTTAGTCTGGTCATTGTGATATCTATAGTGCGTCGTTCATCCCCTTCGAGTCCACTCAATAATATACTGAGGTGATCTAAGAATACAATACGACACTCCAATCCACTGGCAAGGTACTCGATCCTAGAGTAAACCACGTCTGGATCATAAGACCCAAAGCCATCAAACAAGTAGAGATTCCAATTATCAATGGTATTAGAAAAACTTGCTTTGAGTTCTGATTCTTCATGTACTCCAATATGTAAAGGTTTGCCAACTGACGCTGACATCAAACCTAATGCTGTGTTTCTGTTTGATGCTTCAAGCTCCACGACCCCAACACGTTCCCCCGCTTGGAGTAAGTGAGCTGCGACGTGACGGCAGAAGCTGGTCTTTCCTGAGCCAGTGCCAGCAGTAATTGTTGTAAGGGTTCCATACCTGATCCCGTGTAGTTTCTGGTTGAGTCCTTCAAAGGGGTAGTCATGAGCGCAAGGTGGTTCTGGTGTAGTAACAATATCTAGTAACGACTTTGCATCAACAATTCCGTCAGGTCGATACGTTTTTGCATCCCATATAGCTTTGCGGATGGCTTCCATGTCGCCTTCCTGAAGCGCATCTGAGGCATCTTTGTATTTCTCCATCCTAGCAATCTTTGCCTGACCTGGCCTAAGAAGTGCGGCACACTCCTCGGCTGCGGCAATACCAGGTGAGTCATTATCAAAGAATAGAACAACTTCGTCATAGCCTTGGGTAAGTTCAATTACTTTCTGTAAATCTTTCTTGGCTCCAGCTGCACCATTAGGTACAGACATGTGTGGCCAAGTTGGCATAGCAGCATAACCTGACGCTGCGTCTAATTCTCCTTCGTACAAGGTCAGTCTTGACCCAGTATCAGGAAAAAGATTCTGTCCAAATAACTGGTTGTCGGTGTTCTTACCGTCCCAGTAGAAATCTTTTCCTTTAGTTTTTATTTTAGCCGCAATAGTTTGCCCGTTCTTATTAGTGTAATGGAAACGTAACACATCTCCATCCTTATGGATACGGAACTTACGGCAGACTTCCTCAGTTAAACCACGCTTCCTTAGTCTGACAGGATGCCCTTTGGTTGTGGCTGGCGTTGATGATGGTGGTTCATCTTCTCCAGACGTTCGAGCATTACAGCTGAAGCAATAAGTATGGCCGTCATCGTACATGCTATTAGCATCGGACGACCCACACTTATCACATGGTAGGTGGTATAGGAACTCAGATTCTTCATGGCTTGAGCCAGCTGAGTGGGATTGCATAATAGGCGCACCAAGGGAATCCGTTTTTATCGGCCCACTTGGAATAGGTGGTTTTCGATCTTTTATTAAGTTTATTATGAGGTGCTTGAAATACGAAACGTATATCTAGATCAGGGTTATCTTTCTTAACTGCTTTCATTTTACGTCGGTCAGCCGCTGAAAAATAACCTTTACATTCTAGATAAACATCTCCAACTTTAAAGTCTGGGATGTACTTATGTTCAATGACATAAGGGTACCAGTTAGATTCATATTCCCAGTCAACTTTAATCTCAGTTAATAGAGCAGCTACCTTTTCTTCGAGGCCGCTACGCATTTATCTTATGAAAGTCTTCTGCGTCCTTCCATAATCCTGTACCTGATACATCTGTAATAACTCCCCTCTTTGAAGTAAAGGGTGCAGTGTTATCGCAGTACCAAAAATCAATACCGTTATCTATTAATAGACTTAGCATTTGACTAGGGTGTCTACCCTCTTGCTCAGATACGATCATCAAGACTTCTTCTTGCTTAGGTGTTAGTTCCATTAGAAGTCCTCGTCTTCTTCAGTGACTTCAGCAGATACATTAGGTTCAGAAACTTTGAATCCTTTGGATGTACCAAACAAATCAACAGCTTCATCAGCTGACATGTCTCCGTCATCTACTACTCCAGCACCAGACTTAAGGCTGATTAACTGAATAGCTTTTGCTTTGAGTGATGTACCAATGTCACCTGTTGGTAGCACGTATGGCTTTTGGAAGAAAGCTACCTTAACTGTGCTGCCACTGTATATCGGTGTGTCTTTATCTGTAATGGCTGTTCCCTCTGTATCAACTACAACAGGAAATACTTTATCGCCATCCTTCCAGCTAAATCTTACCTGATAGGTACCTGGCTGGTTCTCTAACTCTTCCCAAGGCTCTGGCTTAACCGAAACCCTCTTGGGGTTTTTCGCCTTGCTTCTAGCCCATTCTAGGGCTGATTCACGTTCAGCTTCTAGCTGTTCAACTATACTCTTATCCATAAGAACTGATAGCTTATAGCCCCAGTCTCCAGGTTTTAGTACAGCTTGGAACCCTTCTAGCATGACGGGTTCTTTTGTTACGTGTGTTGTCATTAACAGAAAAAATAAGTGGAATCTTTAACAACCGT